CCGCTAAGCGCCATGTCTGCTTCATCGGAGCGCCATCGCGAACGCCCAGGCCAGCAGCAGCAGGCCGACGATCAGGTACGCCGTGGCGACGGTCATCGGCGGGTTCTACCCGATCCGCCCGGCGCCGCGCGCCGGTTCCATCGCCGAGACCTGCCAGTCGACGATCTCGTACTCGGTCTCCCCGTCCTCGCCGACGCCGCTGACCTCGCCGGGGTCAACGTTCTCGAGCTCATCGATCAGGATCTCCTCGACCTCGTCGCGGGCGGCGAACTTGCCGGTCACGTGCTGCAGCTCCGCCTCGACGACGATGCGCACCCTCATGTCGCGACCCGGCAGGTGCAGCCCTCGTGGTGGCAGTAGAAGAGGCCGGGGGCGTGGCCCTCGCGCATCTTCTCGACAATCTCGCCGTCCACCAGCGTCCACTCGTGCCCAAGCTCGCGATGCTCTGAATGCGCGTGACCGCACTCGTGGCAGGGGGCCTCGGCGCGGCGGGCCATCTCCTGGTCTTTGCGGATCATGTACCCAGAAGCCATCAGCTGACCTTCTCCATGTCCGGTGCGTTGTTCTCCATTGCTTCCTCCTGTAGTCCCTTGGGGTGACTTGGTATGAGGACCTTATCACATCCCCGGGACAGATGTGCGCCGCCCCCCCAGAAAGGAGTCCATGCGTCTGCCCTGGAGGCGGAAGGCGCTGTCCGCGGAGCCCGCTGTGCTCGAGGCCCTGCGCGACCGCCGCGTCAACCCGTACCCCCCGCTCGGCGGGACCAACGTCAACGTCACGAACGCCTACCAGCGCGGGATCAACGCGCAGTACGGGTGGATCTACTCGACCCAGCCCGCGGTCCGCTCGGTCGTGGACTTCATCGCGCGCAACGCGGCCCAGCTCAGCCCCCCGAAGCTGTACCGGCGCAAGGGGGACACGGAGCGGGAGCGGGAGTCCGACCACGCCGCCGCCGAGCTGCTCCGCTACCCCGACGGGCGCACCCCGGGGGACTCGTGGTTCTACCGGGTGTTCATCGACTTCCTGGTCTGGGACAACGCCTTCGTGGTCAAGTTCAGGCCCCGGGACGGCAACCTGGTGCTCCTGCGGGTCCCCCCGGGCGGGGTGACGGTCGCGGGGGGGCGGTTCAGCGCCGAGACCTACTACGTCTGGAACGAGTACGGCGAGCCGCTCCGGGTCCCGCCCGACAGCATCATCCACTGGTTCGGCTACCACCCCGACGACCCGCTGCGCGGGCTGTCCCGGCTGGAGACCCTCCGCCAGGAGCTGGCCACCGACCGGGCCATCCAGGAGACCATGGTGGAGCTGGCCAAGAACGGGCTCAAGGCCGGCTACATCGAGCGCCCCCTGGACGCGCCGCTGGCCAGCAACGAGGAGCTGCTGCGCATCGCCGAGTTCTGGAAGGCGGGGAAGCTCCAGGGCGACCCGATCCTCGACGAGGGGATGAAGTACCACCAGTCGGGCGTCACCCCCAAGGACGCTGAGGTGATCGCCTCGCGCAAGTTCACCAAGGAGGAGGTCGCCGCGGCCTACGGCGTCCCGCCCGTGGCCATGGGGATCGGCGACGCCGACCCGTCCGAGCAGCGCAAGCTGGTCTACGCCGACGTGCTCCCCCCGTACTGCAACCCGCTCGCGTGCATGCTGAACATCGGGCTGCTCCGGCAGGAGTTCTCGGAGAACGACCTGTACTACGAGTTCGACCTGAACGAGAAGCTGCGCGGCGACATCACGGAGCGGTTCAGCCAGTACACCGCCGCGACCGGCGCGCCGTGGCTGCTCCGCAACGAGGTCAGGGCGCGGGAGAACCTCCCGCCCGTCGAGGACGGCGACGAGCTGATCGTCCCCCTCAACGTGGTCGCGGGGGAGGAGGACACGCCGGCGCTGCCCGCCCCCAACGTGATGCCGATCCAGGACCCCAACAAGCCCCCCCAGGACGGGTCCTACAGGCCGGAACCGGCTGAGAACGGCAAGGCCAGGAAGGCGGTCCCCGGCGCGGTCGACCCCGACAGCCGGATCGACCACTACCAGCCCCGCGTGCGCGCGGACATGGCCCGCCAGCGCCGCCACGCCGCCGACCTCCAGGCCGAGCTGTTCAAGCAGTACAAGCGCCAGGAGTCGGCCACCAAGTCCGCCAAGGCGGCCTACGACGAGGCCCGATGGAACCGCGAGATGGCGGAGACCCTCGGGCCCCTGATCAAGGGGATCGTTCACCGGGAGGGCGACATCTACGTGGCCAGGCTGGGCGGGGCCGAGTTCGACACCCGCCAGGTCGCCAACTACCTGGATGCGATGGTGGCGGGGACGGTCGAGGGGCTGACCGCGGCCACCGCGCGGGACATCTCCTCGATGGGGGCCGACAAGGCCTTCCAGCGGGCCACCCAGCAGAGGGCCGTGATCGCCGGCGCCCAGATCACGGCCAGCGCCACCTACTTCGGGCGCAAGGAGGGGGCCCTGCAGGCCCCCCAGGCGGACCGCCGCCTCCAGCGCTGGGTGGCGAACACCGACCGGCACGCGGACCTGGACGGCACCGCCGTCCCGATCGACTCGGACTGGGGCGGCATCACCCCGGGATCTACCCCCAACTGCGGATGCGGCGTCGACATCGCCTAGGAGACGACATGGAGCACCTGACACTGAAGGCCGCGACGACCCAGGTCACCGACCAGGGCGTGTTCGAGGCGGTGATCTCGACCGAGACCGCCGACCGCGAGCAGGACGTGGTGTCCGCGGACGCCATGGTCACCGCGCTGAAGAAGTGGAACCGCCCGGTGCCGCTGGCCTGGAACCACTCCAGCGCGGCGGAGGACATCATCGGGTCGGTGGAGCCGATGACGGCCGCCGCCAAGGACGGCGAGGTGGTCGTCCAGGGCCAGGTGGACCTGGAGTCCGACGTCGGGCGCGAGGCGTGGCGATCGTTCAAGTCGCGCACCATCGGGTTCTCCTTCGGATACCTGGCCCTCGCGTCCTCCAAGCGGGAGGGCGGGGGCCGGAACCTGACCGAGGTGGACATCTTCGAGGTCACGGCAACGCCGACCCCGATGAACAACGAGACCCGGGTCCTGTCCACCAAGGGCGCGGAGACGGTCGAGGTTACGGTGACCGCGGACGAGACCCGCGTGGTCGCCACGCCGCCCGACGATGGGGGCGATGCTCCGCACCTGGACGACCACCGCAAGGTGTTCGAGCTGGTCACCGGCGAGATCCCCGGGAGCGAGCCGGAGGGCGACCCAGATCGGGCGGATCCGACGGTCCCCGAGCGGCTCCAGGTGCCCGAGGGGAGCCCCGAGCGCGACGCGCTGCTCGCGGACGTGAAGGCGATCTGGGAGCGGGTGCTCGACGGGGACCCCGACGATGCGCCGGACGGGGCCGCCCCGGCGGACCTGCTCAGGCGCCTCCGCGAGGAGCTGGACAGGCGGGACAAGGCCGCGGCCGACGAGCCCGATCCGCCCGACAAGCCCGACATGGACGACCATCGCAGGGTGTTCGAGACGACGACCGCCGGGGTGCCCTGGAGGTCCGCGCCGTCGCTGGGGGCCAAGGCCGCGGAGCTGGTCCCCGACGAGGAGCTCGAGGGCCTGGTGGACGGGGAGCTGACCGTGGCGTGGTCCACGGCCTACCTGAAGAGCCTCCCCGACGACTGCTTCCTGTACGAGCGGCGCTTCCCCGTCGCGGGGCAGGACGGCTCGGTCGACCTCCCCCACCTGAGGGACGCCCTCCTGCGGGGGATCCCCCGCTCCGACCTTGACCAAGACGTGAAGGACCGCCTGACCCGCAAGGCCCAGGCGATGGCGATCGAGGACGCGCCCGACGAGGACCCCGTCAGGGGCAAGTCGCGCGCGCAAGACCCGCCTCCGAACCACGACGAGCAGCGGCGCCTGTACGAGATGGCGACCGAGGGCATCGCGGCAGCGCCACCGACTCCGGCCAAGGCCGTGGAGCCGCCCGAGATCCCCCCCAGGGGGGAGCTGCACCGGCGGTACTACGACCTGATGCTGGAGACCTCACTGGGATCAGAGGAGACGCAAGGATGAACCAGTACGAGAAGCGGATCAGGGCGTGCGACGAGAAGCTCGCCGAGCACGCGACCGAGTACAAGGCGGTCCTCGACAAGGCCGAGTCCGAGGACCGGCAGCTCGACGAGGACGACCGGGCCGAGATCGCCGAGCACATGAAGGCCATCGAGGCCCTGAAGGCCGAGAAGGCCGAGGCCGAGAAGAACAACAAGACCCTCCAGGAGGTCGACGAGCTGAGCAAGGGCCTCGGGAAGTCCGGGCCGACGTTCGAGTCGTTCGACCAGGTCGAGGTCGGTGAGCGGCACACGGCAAAGGAGGTCAAGACCCTCGGCGAGCAGTTCATCGAGGCCAAGGGCTACAAGGACCTGATCGAGCGCGGCTTCGGCGGCGCCAAGTGGTCCTCGGGCCCGATTGAGCTGGACGAGAAGGCGGCGCTGTTCACCTCCGCGGGGTCCGCGCTGACCCCGGCCGAGTACCAGCCCGGCATCGTGTCGACGCTGTTCCAGCGCCTGTACGTTGCCGACCTGTTCGGCCAGTCCACCACGGACTCCGGCCAGGTGCGGTACATCAAGGAGACCACGGCGACCTCCGGGGCCAACGCGGTCTCAGAGGGCCAGGCCAAGCCCGAGTCGACCCTGGCGTTCGGGGAGACGAGCGAGCCGGTCCGGAAGATCGCCACGCTCCTGCCGGTCACGGACGAGATGCTGGCCGACGCGCCCCAGATCAGCGCGTACATCAACCAGCGCCTCACCCTGTTCGTCAAGATCAAGGAGGAGCAGCAGCTCCTCGGCGGCACCGGGACGGCCCCGCAGATCCAGGGCCTCATCGGCGCCGGTCGCAACTCCGTGGGCACGTACGCCCGCGGCACCGCCGACGACAACGCCACGGCGCTGTTCAAGGCGATGAACGGCACCCGCGGCTCGTCGCAGCTCGACATCGACGGGATCGTCCTGCACCCGACCAACTGGCAGGCCATCCGCGTGGCCAAGGACGTCAGCGGGCAGTTCTACGGGGGCGGCCCGTTCTACGGCCCCTACGGGGGACCGCAGGGTCCGTCCGGCTCGTCGCAGTTCAGCGCCGACAACCTCTGGGGCGTCCGCGTCGTGGTCACGTCGGCCATGAACGCGGGCTCGGCGGTGGTCGGGGCGTTCGGCCAGGGCGGCGCCGTCATCCGGCGCTCGGGCGTCACGGTGGAGGCGACCAACAGCCACAGCACGTGGTTCGCGGACGACATCGTCGCCATCCGCGCCGAGGAGCGGCTGGCCCTCGCGGTCTACCGCGAGTCGGCGTTCACCGTGGTCACCGGCCTGAGCTAGGCCAGACCAACCGGGAGGGGGCGGGGTCTACGCGCGTGGACTCCGCCCCGCCCACACCACCGAGAGGAGCACCCGCATGGCGAAGTCCAAGACGTACACCTACCAGGGCGAGGTCCCGGGCAGCGTCGTGATCCCGGCCACCGGCCGCATGGTCGAGCTGGAGCCCGGCGACACGGTCGAGGCCGAGACCGAGGCCGAGGAGGCCGCCTACGAGGCGAACCCCGACCTCGCGTCCGGCAGCAGGGCGCGGTCGAGGGCCGACGGGGGGAAGAAGTAGATGGCGAGCTACCCGCCCGACCCGGGGGGCAACTTCGCGTCGGACGCCCACCGCCGAGTGATGGCGCACCTGCCCAACCCCGACGACGACCCGATCAGCGTCGAGGAGCTGATCACCGCGCGGATCAACGCCGACCCCCACGCGCTGGCCCACTTCTCCGACGCGGCCGAGGTCGCGGACATCCTGGAGGAGCTGGAGGCCGACGGCCACGCCAAGCAGCTCAAGAGCGGGTGGAGGAACACGGCCGAGGGGTTCGCGCTCCTGACCGGGCCGCCCGAGGAGACGGACGCCGCCACGGCCCCGGCCACGATGGGCCTGGACCCGGCGTCCCTGAACGGAGGCGAGTCATGAACATCCACCTCGATAGGGGACGGGTCACCGTCGCCGGGCTGTGGCTTGGCGTCGGTGAGGACCTCGCCGATCCCAAGGTCCGGGCGCTGATCGACGCGGGCGTCCCGCCGATGCTCGGCGCCGCCTCGCTGGGCAACGCGGTCGAGAACAAGATCCTCGACCACATCACCAACCAGGCCTCGTACACGATGCCGACCCCGTACCTGGCCCTGTGGACCTCCACGGTCGACGACTCCTCGACCGCCGCGACCGCGGGCGAGCTCACGTACACCACCTACGCCCGCCAGGCGATCAGCACCACCAACATGTCCGTCGCCGCGTCGGGCTCGGTGACCAACGACGTCGCGATCACCTTCCCGACCGTCTCGTCCGGCGGCGGCACGGTGACGTTCTGGCAGCTGACCAGCTCGTCCTCCGGCGCGGGCGACACGATCGTCTGGGGG